ATGACTGACTTTGAGAAAGTAACGGATTTTCACAATATGTACCGGGCGTTCCGCAGAGCAAAAAGCGGGAAGGGCTTTAAGAAGAGTTCGGCCAGGTTCAATGTTGGAGCACTGGATGGTGTGAACCTTCTGATCGATCAGCTGAAGAACAGGACATACCGGGTATCCGGATATTCTGAATTCAAGGTCTACGAGCCGAAGGAGCGGGTGATCCAGACATCCTCTTTCAAAGATAAGGTCGTACAGCACTGCCTGTGTGACAATGTACTGCTCCCACGCATGGAGCGGATATTCCTAAAAGAGAACTGTGCCGGACAGAAGGGCAAGGGCACCCTGTACGGACTGGATCTCCTGCAAGAGCAGATGCTGACCTTCTACCGCCGGTATGGCATGGAGGGATATATCCTCAAGTGCGATGTGACGAAGTTCTTTTACAACATTGCTCATGAGCCGCTGAAGGATATCGTCCGCTACCATTTCGGATATGACCCCGGGATCTGTTGGGTGTGTGACCAATTCATCGACAGCACAGACGGCAAAGGTCTGCCGCTGGGAAATCAGATCAACCAAGGTTTTGCCCTCCTTTATTTGGATAGCATGGACAAGCTGATCCGCTGCGAGATGGGGATAGAATTCTACGGCAGGTATATGGACGACTTCTATTTGATTCACCAAAGCAAGGAGTACTTGCAATACTGCCTGGAGGTTATAGCAACCTATCTGGAAACCTTGGAGCTGACCCTAAATGGTAAGACGCAGATATTCCCATTTAGCCATGGTGTCAGTTACCTTGGCTTCCATACCTACATTACCCCGGAGGGAACACCCATCCGGAAAGTGAAGAATCAAAACAAAAGAAATGCGCAGAAGAAATTCCTGCGCATGGCAAAACTGGTGGCAGCCGGGAAACTGCCGGAAGAAAAACTGCAGGCATCTTACGGTGCCTATAAGAACCACATCTCCCATGGCAATTGTTACCGCTTGGGACAGGCCATGGATGAGAAGATAAATCAAATACTAGGAGGAAAACAAAATGAAGTATGAAAATGAATTGGATTGTGGCCGTGGGCCCGCAGACATGATGCCGGTGGAAGATCTGACAGGTATGCTCAATGATACCCGGGCGATGGCGCAGGAGGCGGAAAGACTGGCGAACAAGATCGGCAATCACCTTTTTGGAAACCGAGAAGGGGGAGTTTGCAGCGGCGAAGCAAAGTGCGCAGAGCCTGCCAACTTCAGGGAAGCGTTGTCTGATGTCAGAACTTCGCTGAGATGCACAATCGACGATTTGGCGAAGATGTGTACTCTGATCGGTGTGTAAGATGGAACTAAATCATAAATATCGAGTCCGCCCGGCGTTTACAAGGACGGGTACCGAAGAAAGCAAATCTATGGTAGGCCGTGTGGTGTACATACATCCCAAAGGAAAATATGCGGTACTTGAATTTGAAGGGCCGGGAGGAAAGGCGAGAGAATCATTCCCTCTGGATCAGCTGACGGATAAAAATAGAGTACTCGAAAAGAAACGGTGATATTACGCAGTTTGCGCCATGGGCCCAGGAGACTGGGCCTGGGTCGGAGACGGTGAAAAATCGATGGAGGAAAGCCAAATGGTAAAGACAATGAAAAGGCGAATATTCGCCGGAGCGGTTTGCGAGCAGTATGTTTACAATGCATCAGACAGAATTAAAAATATGTTGGACTACGATCCGGAACGAATAAAAAAGGAACGTTTTGTGGATGAAGCTGCCTACGAAAAGCATAAGGAGAATATTTCGAGAAGGCGGCATACCCGCATTTTTAACACCGCATTTTCTCCTACATCCCTATACAGTACCTTAACATGTGATAATGCTCATGAAGTACATACATTCGAGGAAGCGCGCCGTGTCCGGGATAATTACCGCCGCCGTCTGATGCGGGCTTGTCCAAATGGTTATGCACACATTTATATGGGCCGGGGCAAAAGTACTAACCGTATCCACTTTCACATGGTATCAGAAGGGATCCCAGAAGATGTCATTACCGAAAAGTGGAAAGAAGGGGAGATTAATAGAATCGACAATCTGAGAGAACACAATTTCTATAACAATAAAGACTGCGGACAGGATTACACTGGACTTGCGAACTATCTCTTTGATCACTGGACACCAGAGCAAGGCGGGCATCGTTGGATGCGCATGGGGAATATACCAAAGCCAGAGTATGAGGAGCCTACGGAAGTTCATGTTTGTGGCGGCTACTCTTCTAACCGACCGCCTGTGTCCCCGAAGGGATACACACTGACCCTAACACAGACTGTCACTGCACCAGAGGGATATACGCTTGTTGATACTGGAAAAACGAAGTATGGATTTTATTATTTCAAATATGTAAAGATGCCCCCTAAAAAGAGACAGGGCAGACCGCCTAAAAAACCGGATTAGGCACCGGCTTAATTAAGCCTTGTAAATGTGTAAAGTTTTGGAACCAAATGCTTGACAAAAGGAGGTAGGGAGATGAGCAAGCCAAGATATAACTGGTGGGGATTTGCATTGGCGATGATCCATGACTATCCTCACCGGCAAAAGGAACTAAAAGAGATGCATGAACAGAAGATTACAGCAAACCTCAATGGAATGCCAGGCGCTCATGCTGCATCTAGAACAACGGAAGGAGTTGCTCTCAAACAGTTACCGGCCCAGGAGCAAAGGGAGTTTGATGCAGTGGATCGTGCAATAAAGAGGGCCAAAGGGATGACTGAGCCCAAATTGCGAATGGAAGTGGTAAAAATAACGTTATGGAAGGGTTATGGAATCCGTGCGGCAGCCACATGCCTGAACATATCCGAAAGGACAGCTAGAAGATACCGCTGGCAGTTCATATTGCTGGTTGGATATATGTACGGCTTTTTGAGTGAGGAGGAATACATAGCAGCATTCAAAAAAGATGCTCCAAAATGAAAACTGGACTCCCAGAGCCAAATAAATGTGCTATCTTGATAGCGAAGAAAGATGCCCGAAGCGGAAAAACAATCCGCTTTGGGGTTTTTCCGTACCTAAAAAGCACCGGTTGCAAAGTTTTCACCAACAACCTGGGAATACTTCGGCGGTTGGTGCATGTGTAGGGGGGCGCACGCGCGGAAACAATATATAGCGCAAGGAGGTGCACTGCGTGAAAAAGAAGCGGGGACAGCCCAAAAGTTACACACCCCGGACACTCAAAAAGGCAGTGGACCTATATTTTGCATCCATTACCCGGGAAGTACCTGTGAAAGAGCCGGTGCCAACTGGGGAGCTGGACCGATACGGGCACCATGTTTTTAAATACGTTCAGGTGCAAAACTCGCTGGGAGAGGATGTATACACAACCGAATACCTTATCAAGCCAAGCCGCGCGGGCCTGGCTCGTTTTTTAGGAATCCACCGCAGCACCTGGGATAACTACCATGACACTGATGCCTATCCGGAATTTCAAGAGATCGTGGAGGATGCGGATGACCGGATCTTTGCGTGGTGCCATGAACAGCTGATGAACCGCAGCGGCCGGGATGTCAAGGGAATCATTGTGGAGATGGAGAATATCTGGGGGTATCGCCGGGATCGGGAGGAAAAGCCACAATCCGGTGTTAGATTGGAGGATGTACTGTGAGCTATACAGCGGATGCTCTGATCGCCAAACGAAAAGAGAAGTGGATAAGCACCTGGAGTATTGAGCAAGACCGGAAGTTGCGTGAGGCAATTGCCAATGAGATCGTTTCTGACAAGGCCCTGCTGGCAGAAGTCAGACAAAACCCGGAGAAGCTGATCGAACTGGTATTTGTGGTTGTGGATAAAAACCAGAAGACCATGCCGTTCTTTTTGAACGAGGTACAGAAGGATTTCATAGAACGACTTAACAAGGCCATCGAGGACTACGAAAAAGGACTGATTCCGGAAATATCCCTGCTGGTGCTCAAAGGCCGTCAGCAGGGATTTACAACATTGGTGACTGCCTATCAGCTCAGCTGCAGTATCTTGAACCGAAATTTTCAGGGATATACATTGGCAGACAAGAGTTCTAACGCAGAGGCTATCTTTCAGAACAAGGCTAAATTTCCGTATTCGCAGCTCCCGCAGGTGCTGAAGCCAACGGAAAAGTTCAATAATCGCAAACAGTTGTTATTTGAGAAGATCAACTCCAGCTGGGCGGTGGATACGGCATCAAAGGATGTGGGCCGAAGCCGTACAGTGAACTTCCTGCATGGTTCAGAATGTGCCTTTTGGAAGGATGGTATTGCGAAGGTGCAGGCGGCTATCGGTGAAGCATTGACCCGAAACTGCATCAAAATCTACGAGAGCACTGCGGACGGCTTCAACGATTACGAGAAGATGTGGACAAGTGGTGCGCACATCAACTGCTTCTATGAATGGTGGCGGACGCCAGAATACTACATCCCCTTCTTCAGCAACCATGACAAGACAGAGTTTTTGGAGAAGGTGGACAAGCGCAAAGAATGGATATGGGAAAGGCTGCGATGGCTGCGAGACTGTATTGGTCTGCGTCCGGAGCAGCTTTTTTGGTACTGGAACAAATACGACAAGTATATTGACAAGAATCTGATCCGACAGGAGTACCCTTGCTCAGCAAGAGAAGCCTTCCTGCTTTCCGGCAAGAATGTATTTGATCCGGAAATTTTGACGCAGCGGCTGTCACAGGTGCCAAAGCCATTGAAAACCGGTTATTTCGCCTATGATTATGACGGCCTGAAAATAACCAATATCCGCTGGGTCAATGACCGCGGCGGATATATCAAGCTGTATCAGGTGCCGGATTCCCCATGTGTCACCAAGTATTGCATTGGCGGCGATACAGCCGGCGATGGCAGCGACTACTATACCGGCCATGTGCTGGATGCCAGAACGGGCATTCAGGTGGCGAAGCTGAAGCACCAGTTCGACCCGGATCAGTACACCAAGCAGATGTATTGCTTGGGCATGTACTATAAGCAGGCGCTGATTGGCATCGAGGCCAATTTCGACAGTTATCCCATTATGGAACTGCAAAGGCTGGGATACCCGAGACAGTATGTCCGGGAGGTACAGGATAGTTACACCCACAAGACGGAAAAAAGATTTGGTTTTAAGACCACCAGTCTAACCCGACCAACAGCGATTTCCGGACTCATAGAGGTGGTGCGGGAGCATCCGGAGAGCATCAACGACCGAGAGACCATAGAAGAGTTGCTGACTATCACCCGTAATGAGAAAGGGCGTATTGAAGCACCGGAGGGCGGTCATGACGATGAGATGATGGGATTGGCCATTGCTCACCAAATCCGGGGACAGGTGGTATTCCCGATAGAGCCGGAGGCGGTTTCCCCTCAATATCATTTTAACTCGGAAAGACGAACACAGACACAGTTTGACTACGGCGAGGATGTCGTCGTGATATAGGAGGAATTATGGAAGTATTGCTTTTGTTGGTTATGGCCATGGTGAACATTATCTGCTTTGTGGTGGGCGCAAGGGTGGGGCAGAAGGTATCCAAGGGAGAGGAGATCAAACTGCCCGTAATCAATCCCTTAGAAGATGTGAGAGAGCATAACAAAAACAAAAAAGCGGATGAAGCCATGAGCAAGGTAAAAAAGATTATGCAGAACATAGAGCGATATGACGGTACTGGCGCGGGCCAGCAGGATGTATGAGGTGATGCAAATGGATCTGCAAGAGATCAGAGAGACTCCAATATGGAGGCTATACGAAAAGGGGCGCAATTACCATAGATTGACAAAGATCTACACAGATACGGACAGAAACTATCGGATGTATAACGGCAATCAATGGGAAGGTGCGAAGCTGGGCGATGTAGAGCCTGTGCAGAAGAACATTATCAAGCCCATCGTCAAGTACAAGTGCGCTGTCATACATGACAATCTATACGCAATTAACTATTCCTCGCAGAATTTTGAGAACAGAAAGTTCCGCAAGCAAGCAGAGAGATACTGTGACTTGCTGAATGGCTACGTTGCTCGTGTTTGGGAAAAGGACAAGATGGACTTTAAGGGCAGGCGCATCACCAAGGATGCTGCCATAAATGATGAGGGTATCATTTATGTCTACTTTGACCAAGAGAAGATGCAACCAGTCAATGAAATCATCAAGAAGAATGACATCTACTATGGCAATGAGAATGATGATGATATTCAAAGTCAGCCGTACATTCTAATCCGAAAGAGATTGCCGGTCCTGAATGCAATTGACTTGGCATTGAGTGAGGGCGTGAGCGAGGATAAGATCGATATGATCATCGGGGACAATGACACCTTCGAGGAGTCCGGTGAATCTGCAAAGGATGAACTGGATGACATGGTGACCATTGTCTACAAGATGTACAAGGAGAAAGGTACCGTTCGGTACTCCATTGCTACAAGATGGGTGGACATTGCGAAAGATGTCGACACTGGACTCTCTCTCTACCCTGTTGCTCACTTTAATTGGGAAGAAAAAGAAGGCTCTGCACGAGGCGAAGGCGAAGTAAGATGTCTTATCCCCAACCAAATTGAGATTAACCGCACCGAAGTGAGACGAGTCCTGACTGTAAAGTACCAGGCATATCCGCAGAAGGTCGTGAACACTGAGAAGGTATCTAACCCGCAAGCATTGAACACTGTTGGTGGAATAATCCGTACCAATGGTCAGACTGTGGATGATGTACATAAAGTTGTTGGGACAATTCCTCCGGCACAGATGTCTCCCGATGTAGTCAAGCTACAAGAGGATTTGATTCAAGTCACAAGAGATTTGGCTGGAGCAGGGGATACCGCGACTGGTGCTGTTAACCCGGAGATTGCATCCGGGCGCGCGATTTTAGCCGTTCAGCAAGCATCCCAGGCACCTATGACGGAGCAGAAGGAAAGCTACAAGAATTTCGTCGAGGATATCGCACGTATTTGGCTTGAGTATTTCATTGTCTACTCAGAGAACGGAGTAAACATGGAGGAAGAAGTCACAGATCCGACATCCGGGGAAAAGACTGTGCAAGTGGTTAATGTGCCGCAGACAGCTCTGAAACAGCTTCAGGCGATGGTGCGCATCGATGTGACCCCAAAGGGTGTATACGATAAGTTCGCCCAGGAACAGACTATTGAAAATCTGCTGATAAAGGGATTCTTCAATGCACAGCGAGTGAGCGAGTTAAAGGTCTATGCAGAAGTACTTGACGATGACTCTGTTGCTCCAAAGCTAAAGATTATGGAAGTTATTGACCATATCATCGAGGAACAGAGCAGAATCGCGAAGATCGAAGCAAAGGCACAAGCGCTGCAACAGAAGGTGCAAATGTTCCTTATGGGAGACCCCGATGAACAGTCTTCCATGATGGCAGATGCACAGATGCAGCTTATGGCGCAACAGGAAGCGGAACTGGGAAAAAACATGGATAACTAAGCGCTTAAAATGAGTGCTTTTTTATTTTGTCCAGACGGGGATGACATTAAAAGCACATGGATTTGAGGAAACAAACCTCGATTAAAAAATAGGGAAGGATTAGTTATGGAAAATAACGAAAACTTTGTCGAACAGACTGAAAATGTGGAGCAGACCACAGAAGAAACTCCTGTCAAGAAATACACTCAGGAAGAAGTGGATGCAATGATGGGAAGACGCAGCGCCAGGATCGAGAAGAAAGTCCGCAGGGAGTACGAGCAAAGGTACGGAGACCTTGAGGAGATTCTGAAGGCTGGCATGGAAGTTAGTAGTGTAGCAGAAGCAAGGGAAGGCTTGAGATCCTTTTATGCACAAAACGGAAAGCCTGTGCCAAGCAAACCAACCTACTCTGAGAAGGACATTGAAGTACTCGCCAGAGCCGAAGCTGATGACATCATCAGTGGCGGATACGAGGAGGTAGTTGAAGAGGTTGAGCGCTTAGCTGCGATTGGTGCAGATAACCTGAGTGCACGAGATAGGGCATATTTCAGGCGGTTAGCACAATATCGTCAAGACACCGAGCGACGCAATGAACTGGCCGGACTTGGTGTTACCGATGAAGTGTACAACAGCAAGGGATTCCAGGACTTCCTGGGCAAGTTCAATTCCACTACTCCCATTGCTGAAATCTATGGCTACTATACCAAACAACAACCGAAGAAAGAAATCAAACAAATGGGAAGCATAAAAAACACATCGGCAGCAGATACAGGTGTAAAGGATTTTTACTCTTTTGAAGAAGCACAGAAATTTACTGTAAAGGACTTTGACGAGAATCCGGCTCTATATGAAGCGGTTAAAAAATCCATGCTGAAATGGTAATGCTTCCCTCCCAATCGAAAGGAAGGAAACAAAATGGCAGTAACTCATTTTATTCAGACTATTTGGTCTAAGAAGATTCAGGACGATCTGGAAGAGAAGTGCAAGCTGGTACAGGACTGTACTCGTGAGTACGAGGGCGATTGTAAGTATGCACAGACTGTTAAGATTCTTGCAGTCGGTGACCCCACTATCAGTGACTACACTGGCAAGACTCCTCTGAACTACGAAGAGATGACCGATGACAGCCAAGACCTCGTCATCGATGTGCAGAAGTCTTTCTCTTTCCGTGTGAACGATGTGGACAAGGCACAGTCCGTACCTGGTCTGCCTGAGAAGTATCAGCAGAAGGCTATGAAGGGACTGGCTCTTGCCCGGGAGAAGTTCGTTGGCGCATTGGTCGCCGGCAAGGCACAGTCCTCTGCCGATGCGGTAGCTAAGAACTCTACTTACAAGGTCGGCGCTACCAAAGTTATCACTGCGGAAAGCAACTCTCAGGCTGACATCAAGGCCGCCATCGATGAGGCTATCATCACCATGCGTGAGAAGAACTTTGACGATGCCGGCATTGTGGAGATTGATCCTCGTACCTACAAGACCTTCAAGGACGAACTGATAGAGATGAAGACCGCAAACGATGAACTCATCAAGCGTGGTGTTGTCGGTCATTACGATGGCTACGATGTCAAGTCCACCAACAATGTCTACAAGGACACCAATTATGTGTACTGCATCGTCCGTTCCAACAAGGCTGTTGCCTTTGCTGGTCAGATCAACGAAGTCGAAGCAGGTCGTATGCAGGAATACTTCTCCGACTACATCCGTGGTCTGGACACCTATGGCGCAAAGATTATCGCACAGGACGAACTGGTCTGTGTGAAGATTCCTCTCGCCACTGCTTAAGTAAATGCCCCAATTATGGGGGATGCATGGCGCATAGCCACTAGAGGGGGAGGGTAAAACCTCCCCCATTTTTCTCAAATTGAAAGGAGAAAACCATGAAACACGAATTGTTTGTAGAACAGCCGAACATCGGACTTAAAGAAGGAATCAAGGTTTCCAAGGGAACGGAACTTACATATAAAACCGAGAATGTCACGCAGATGCTCCAAGACCTTGTGCTTGAGACAATTCTCTGTGAGGAAGGCTCGAATGGAGTCAACAGCTACAAGAGTCGGAGTGTGGTGACCATCAATCTGAACGATGGCGATATCCTTCTGTTCAATGAGCAGAGGGGCTACTACCTTCCTCCTTATCCTGTCGAGTCAATTGACGATGCCATCAGCGATATTAACTCCTTGAACGAGATTCCTAGATTCAAGGAAGACTAATAGCCTTTGAGAAGGGGTGACGATATGTTTGTTATCAACGAAGATTTGACCATTGAATGTACTCGTGGCGATGCTGCAGTATTCTCTGTGAGTGCAAATATTAACAACACAGCGTATGTGTTTAGAGAGGGAGATATAGTACGTTTTACTGTCGTTGCGAGAAAGGACTGCTCCGATATTGTTCTTCGGAAAGATATTGCAGTTACAGAAGAAACAGAAGCTGTCGAGATTATATTGGACGGTGACGACACGAAAATTGGCGGTGTTATCAACAAGCCTACGGATTATTGGTATGAGGTGGAATTAAATCCTGAAACGCATCCTCAAACCATTATCGGTTATGATCAGAATGGGGCAAAGGTATTCAAACTGTATCCAGAAGGGGATGTGGCGGAGTGACGATGGAAAACAAACATGTAGGCGCACTGACCAGCGCCGGTTCTATGGTTGGAAATCTAGGCGTTGTCTTTGGCAAGGATGGACAATCCGCCTATGAAATTGCCGTAAAGAACGGCTTTGAAGGCACAGAGGAAGAATGGATTCAATCTCTTAAGGGCGTAGACGGGACGGTTGCTTTCGAGGACTTGACTCCTGAGCAGAAAGCTAGCTTAAAGGGGGACAAAGGCGATAACGGAGCAAAGGGAGCAGATGGATACACGCCTGTTCGCGGGATAGACTACTGGACGCCAGATGATGTTAACGGTATGGTGGATGAGATTGTTGCTAAACTGCCGATCTATAATGGGGAGGTGCTTTGATGGCAAGCATTAGTGGCAAATGGATATTCCACGATGAAATTACCATACCCGAGGTACAACAGGTAAACTTTACTTGTGGGAATGCATCATATATAGGCATGGGGTACGATCCTGTGATGGTCTGGTTTATATACATAACGGAATTCGTAGAGGGAGGCGGACACAGCGGCTCCCCGGCTTATTGGGATAGTAATGCTCCCGGAGTTGCAGGATGGGAGACCGAAACCTACAAAACCGTGGATTTCGGAACAGCATCTCAAACGGTATCCGAGGATTTCTATAATTGGCTGATTGCGAATGCCGACCAGATACCTATCCAAATCTCTGTTACCGCCAATGGCACAACCACCCTTGCAACTGCCGGAAAATTCTGTGACAGAAATATTGCTGTCGCAGTAAACGTTCCCTCTCTTGCAGAAGAACTGGAAGCAAAGGAAGCAGAATTATTAGGTGTAATTGATGGCACTTTGGAACACTTAAAAATTGATGTGCCCTGTGCGCCACGATTCAGAGCATTTTATGCTTCCAGCGGTCTTAAATCCGTTGAATTTGCAGATATTACCATCTGCTATAATAGTCTTTTTGAAGGCTGCGCAAACCTGAAAACCGCAATCTTCCACAAAATGTCCGGGTACGCAAGCGTTGCAGGTACTTGGTTCCAAAATTGCTCTAAGCTTACCGCTTTGATTTTGTACCCTGAACATTACTTTGTTTCGCTTTCTAATACAAACGCATTTACGAATACGCCGATTGCAAACGGCACCGGTTATATTTATGTGCCTGACGGTATGGTGGACGCATACAAAGCGGCTACCAACTGGGCGACCTATGCCAACCAAATCAAACCGCTTTCGGAGTTTATAGTTACATTTAGTACCAGCGGTACTCAGTACCAAGCCGAAGCAAATATGACATGGGGCGAATGGGTTGATAGTGAGTACAACACCGCCGGCTATACAATTGATGACAACAGTATTGTATCTCCGGATCAGTGGGCGGAGAGTATGACGGTTGTTGTAATGACACCTGATCTTATGGTGGTTTCTCCATCGGATGCTATAGATAAAACAATCAGCTACACTGAAATGCCCGTATAACGAGGTGACGAAATGATTAAAACTGAACTTTTACAGGACGGAGCTTTAATCCGTCATTATTCCGACAAAGGCTTTACGCTGCGGCAAATTGAGACTGGCATGGAATACGACGACGCTGTGGACGTTGTGCCTTGTGTGTATACCTACGAGGAGACGGACAAGCTCATCGGCAACGGAGAGGCCACCGAGGCAGATTATCTTTCTGCACTTGAAAAACTGGGGGTATCGGAATGAAAAAGAGCAATCTTGAAGAAAAGACCAATACGGTAGTCACCGAAACAAAGGCGGCGCTGCAGACAATCTATGATGCCCTGAACCAGGGTCAAAAGCAGAAAATCCTAAAAAACGAATCCGTAAAGGTCTTGTTTGACCGCTACGGCGTGGAGGTGTGAGCATGGCTAACATATTGCGAGTAAAAGACCGAAACGGACGGCAAATTTAGAGACATAACGAGGTGGCGGAGATGACCCTAAAAGAACTGAACAGAAAGGTATTTGTGTTGATTGAGGAAGCGAAGAAGGGCGAACCTCACATGACACAAGACCCGGACCTGGAAGCGAAGATGCCGGATGTAACGAATCAAGTTATGTTCGAGCTGGCTCGCTTGAAGAAAATCCCCAAGTATGTGGAGATGGAAGTCCACAAGGGTGATATAGTTGACTTTCAAGCTATCGAGAAAAAGTGCGGCTATGAAGTGTATCAGATCGCTTCTGTTTGGGGTGTGTGCCACGAGCAGAGAGCGAACGGAACCGTCCTGCGGATTTTGGAGGATGGCACTTTGGGTGTGGATGTGTTCGTCTACCCTGAGAGAATCACTCCCAGCACCAAGGACTCTTATGAATTTGAACTAAGTCCAGATGTTTTGGAGATCATGCCCTATGGTATTGCAGGAGACTTGCTGAAGAGCGATGTGTCTGCAAAGTATGGCAATATCTATGCGACTAGATATGAATCCATGCTCCAAAGACTTGACCCTCGCTACTCTACTGGCACATTCACAATAGAGGGTGGGTACTATGTATGAATGACTTGGCATAGTAAGGAAGTGATCAAATGAGCGATTCTTTAATTACAAGAGAATATAGAGGCTTTCGTGGCGTGGATTTCCGTGGCGAAGAAATCAACCTTGTGCGGAGTCCTGATGCGCTGAATGTATGGAAGGACTACAAGGAAACCGAGGGAATCCGAACGAGACCTGCGCTTGCGCTGGAAACCGCATTTGGACTCACAATCTACAGCATTTTCTTCTATAAAGGGGAAATGCTATTCCATGGTGGTGATTCGCTGTGGAAGCGAAGAGATGACGGAACTTTTGAGCAACTGTATTCGGGATTGAGCGAAGCGCTGAGCAATGGCTTTGTGTTTGAGGATGCGTTCTACTTCAAGGACGGACAGCACTATCTGAAGTATGACGGAGAAACGATTGGTGATGTGGTTGGCTATGTCCCCACAACAACAATCGCACGAAAGCCGATGGGTGGCGGCACGAAGTACGAGGATGTCAATATGCTGTCTGCCTATCGAAAGAACAGTTTTCTCTCTGATGGTGGCAGTTTCGACTATTTCGTCGATGTAGAAGCCTTTGACAGCGACTTTGTTCCTGTTGTGACCTATCTGAATACGGATGACACGGACATCGCCAGAGATGAGAACGGTGTTGTTGACCCGAGCGAGTATTCGGTTTACCCTGCGGAAGGGAAAATCACATTCCTTCACTCTGCACCGGATGCTCCAGATACGGACGGACAGGACAACATAATCATTGAATTCAAGAAGGCACAGCCGGAATATGTTGACACCATTATGAAGACCACTCTGTTGCAAGTATTTGACAACAGAGTGTTTTTTAGTGGCAATCCTGACCACCCCCATGTGCTGTGGCATTCCAGTTTGTATGATCCGTCCTATATCAGCGACTTGGATTACTACAAGGAAGGAATGGACACTGCGAAGATTAAGGGGATGGTAGCCGGCAATAATGCGCTGTGGGTGTTCCGCGAGCCTTCCGATGCCAATACAACGGTCTTTTACCATACACCTACAACAGATGACGAGTATGGCAAAATCTATCCCTCCGTCCACTCCAGCGTCTCCACAGGGTGCATTGGTAAGGCGATTAACTTCAATGATGACATTGTATTCTTCTCTGAGCGAGGCATGGAGGGCATTAGCGGTGATGTGACCACGGAGCAAGTGGTCGCTCATAGAAGCACTATGGTAGACCGCAAGATGACAGCCGAGGCTGACTACAAGGACATGATCCTCGCCGAATGGGAAGGCTATCTGCTTGTGTTCATCGGGAAGAGAGTGTATTTGGCAGATTCCCGAGCGATGGTCCAAAACGAAACCCACATGGAATATGAATGGTTCTATTGGGAACTGGATGAATCGGAGCGGGGTGCGACCTGTGCAAGAGTCCACGATGGGGTCCTCTATGTGGGAACAGTAGACGGAAGCATTCTTAAGCTGACCGACCATGAATCGAATTTGGAAAGCTATTGGGTGACACCGAAGGACAAATTTGGTCAACCGCACAAGCTGAAGACTACGAATAAGCGAGGCTGTGTCGGGGAAGCGACTGGCGATATCTCTGTATATGCAAAGACTGAGAATACAGGCTTCGAGTTAATCGACACATACGATAATGTAACGGACTACTTTGTAAGCCGAATCAAGCGTAAGAAGTGGAAAGACATCCAATTAAAATTCTATTCCAATACTAGGTTTAGTTTGGAATCTGCAACCCTTGAAGCCTTTGTGGGCGGATACATAAAGAGGTGATATAGATGGCGATTCCTGAAGAAATTCAAAGAGAACTTTTAGAAGAGCCGGAAGACGCACAGATTAACCGTGTTAATTATGATCAGAAGTTGGCAGAGAACAGTGCCGAGAAGCAAGATGCGATGTCCAGCCTGGATAAGGCCTATGGCGATGCAATCGGCAATGTCGACACAATCTATCAGCAACAGGCCGACGCTATTGGCAAGTGGAATCCTGAGACTGGAAGATTTGAAGGTGGCACTGCCGGAATATTGCAACAGAATCAGCAAGCTGAGACTGACTTTGCCATCCAGCAAATTGAACAGCAGAAAGCGCAGTCTGAGAAGGACTACAAGAAGGAGCAGTCCGCAGCTTATGTCGATTGGCAGAAGCAGTCCAATCAATATGGTGTCGAAGCTGAGAAGATGGCATCATCGGGCATGATTAGCACTGGCTATAGCGAGTCCTCTCAAGTCAGTATGTACAACGCATACCAAAACCGAGTCGCTGTGGCGAGGGAGTCCTTTGGCCAAGCGGTGGTGAACTACAACAACGCCATCACGAGCGCAAGAGTGCAAAACAATTCCGCATTGGCGGAGATTGCGCTTGATGCATTGGCACAGCAGTCTGAGTTAATTATCCAAGGCTTCGGGTATAAGAACGACCTTATCCTTCAGCAAGCGAATCAGAAAATCAACCTTCAGAACACCTACTGGCAACGCGAGTTTGATATTCTCAAGCAACGGGATGCAAACATCCAAGCTGAGGTTAACCGCCAGTGGCAAGCGAAGGAGTCTAAACTCCAAAGAGAATGGCAAGAGAAGCAAGATGCGCTTGAACGTCAGCATGATAAAGATATGCTTAAAGCCAAAACGGAAGCTGAAAAGGAAGTAGCTGACTATAACTACGCAATTGAAAAGAAGCGACTTGAGGATGAGTATAAGGCAAAACTCGAGTACGAGAAGGCTCTTGCCGATTATGAGCTTCAGAAAAAGCTTGATATGATTACCAAAGACACTGATGAAGTCGGCGCGGGAGGAAGTGGATCTGGGAGCAAACTCGGTGGACAAAGCTATAAAGAGACGTCTGATGCACTGGTAAGAGCGCTTGGGTATGATGCAAGGGCGAACAACCATGTGAATCAAGCGAAGACCCCGTTTTCCGGCACCACCTACGATTCGGCTGTTTCCTATTTGAAGTCTCAGGGTAAGACTGTAGGCAGCCTTATGACAGCAAGTGAATGGAGCAGACGAAGAAACTCGTATTCCATGACTGGTCAAGGAGCTGCGGAGGTAACAAAATTCTCATCTTATGCTGACTATATACAAGCCTTTGTTCAGGCTCGGATGGATGGTTATGGGGGGTAATAGGGCATGCCTTTTTATGACTGGATTGACGAGCAAGAAAAGAAGAAGAAAAAGACACAAGGGCAGTCTTTTTATGATTGGTTAGAGGAACGGGGATACGAAGATATAGCCCCTGTTCGGACACAATCCAACCCCTCTGCAACGAAAGAGTCCGGCCCAACCAGCAACTATGGAGAAGGGAATTACTGGAACAGATTCAGCTCCATATTTAGGGATTCGGTCTCTCAAGTGGTAAGTGGCAAAAATTCTTTGATCGGACGTGGTGGCAATTTATTAACATACATGGCAACTGGCAAGATGCCGGCTGAGCCAGAGGATACGGGCACTTGGTTTAAGCCCGGCTTAATCGGCAACCATGAAGAAGGCGACTTTTGGGGTAGACTTGGAGACAATGCTCTCACAGTCCTTGGGTCTGCTGCAGATGTCGGAATCAACGCTGCAAAAGGCGCGGGGTCTTTGGTGGAGGGCATTGTCGATTTGGCACTTTACAACGAATCTGCCCGAGCCAAATTATATGGGGACAAAGCTACGGTTGAAGACAGGAAGCGACTCGCACAAAGAAACTTTGTTGACGAATGGCTCAGTGTCCCAGAAGAGTTTGTAGACCAAGCATCTGTGTTCGGTGACAAGTCGGATGCGGTCGCACAGGGTGTTGGACAGGTAGGCGCAATCATGCTTACTGGTGGCTTAGGCTCTGCTGGTGGTCTGTCTAGCGCAGGTGTGACAGCCCTAACCACGGGTGTCACTGGTTTGAGTTCTACCGGCAGGGGCATTGGCGAGGCATACCAAGGCGGTGCGACAGATGAAGAGGCATACGTTTACGGCTTGGCAACGGGAGCCGCAGAGGCGTTTATAGAATCGCTGTCTGGTGGTCTTGGCAAGGGATTTAATGCGGTTGGTGTTAGCAGGGGTTTGGGCGGAGTTGACGATATCCTTGCAAAGAAGATTTCCGGCATATTCAAGAGCCAAATTGCAAAGAATCTTGCCGAGGCTGGTGTTAAGGCAACGGGCGAAGGTTTGGAGGAAGTCGCAACCGGCTTCGTGCAAGCTCTTGCCAAAAAGGCAACCTATATGTCCAAAGAGGACTTGGGCAAGATCATTGCAGATGAGAATCTCTTGGAGCAGTTCATCGTTGGCGCGATAACGAGTGGTATTGTTCAGAGTCCGTCTGTTGTTTCTAGCACTAGAGCAGGGCGAGACTTTGTAACCGGTCTGTCGAAAAATGAACAGGCAGTTATTGACAAGGAAGTGGAAAACCGTATTTCCCGACAGGGCGACAAGCTGACCGGCAAAGAGAAAAGCAGGATATACGATGAAGTGGTGGCGGATATGGAGAGGGGTTACATCTCCACCGAGACCATCGAAAGCGTCCTGGGTAAGGATGCCCTGACCCAATACGATGCGCTTTCCCAGGAAGCGGAGGAGTTCAAGACCCTTTATGAAACCGAGAGCGGCAAACTGTCCGAAAAGCAGAAGGACCGCCTTGCGGAGCTGAAGGAAAAGAACAAAGCCAATCCCTATGAGCAGCTGCTGAAATCTCAACGGGCAAAAATCTCCAAGGATGTGTCCGCACTGGCGCAGAATGACCGGCTCGGAGAGAGTTACGGGGAACAGACCCGGAAAAACGAGAAATTCCAGGCGGATGTGACCAAGTACAGCGAGGCACAGCGGAAGACGGTTCAGAACGCCATTGACAGCGGCATTCTCAACAATACCAACCGCTCCCACGAGTTTGTGGATTTGGTTGCCAAGATATCCGCCGATAAGGGCATTTCCTTTGACTTTGCCGACAACGCTAAGTTGAAAGAGTCCGGCTTTGCCCTGGATGGTGTGCTAGTGAACGGCTTTGTGAATGAAAACGGCGTAACGATCAACATCCAGTCTGCCAAGGCGCTGAACCGCGTTGTTGGTCACGAGATTACTCACGTGTTGGAAGGCACGGAACTGTACGATGCCCTGCAAAGTGCCGTTACCGAGTACGCAAAGGGCAAGAAAGAGTACGACAGCAGGCGCAAGGAACTGACCAAACTCTACGAGGGCAAGAATGCCAACGTGGAGCAGGAGTTGGTGGCGGATCTTGTGGGTGACTACCTGTTTACGGATGCGGACTTTATCCGGCATTTGTCCACAGAGCACCGGAATCTTGCCCAGAAGATATACGACGAGATCAAATATCTGTGCAAGATCGTCACCGCCGGTACAAAGGAAGCCCGGCAGTTGGAGAAGGTGAAAAAGACCTTTGCGGAGATGTACCGGGAAGGGGAAATAAAAAATCCCACCAAGGATGGTGGGGTAAGGTATAGTATTGTTAACCTTGATACGGGCAAGTCTTATGTGCAAGCATCACGGCAAGTTATTCACGGAAACAGCGTTGCTGAGTGGCGCTCACAGATTTCTGAATTCTTCAATAGGGCATTAAAGAATGGGCCGATTGAAATTGAAACAATCGAAGGTGACATGCTTACAATCAGCAAGAATACCGCGGAGAAAGCGCGATCCAAGACGGCAACAGAGAATGGAGTTTCGCGAGAACTTACGGACAAGGAATTCTTGGTAAAGCTTCATGCTGAAGCGCATATAGACGAATTGGCAGAGATTTCCCATAAGAATAAGCGGCCACCCGTTCCGGATGGGAAGAACCATAGTTTTGCCAAAGATGGCTTTACGTATAGGACTGTCTATTTTCAAGATTTCGACGGGTCCTATTATAGGATTACACTGTCTGTTGGAGAAAATAATGGCATTTCGACTGTGTACAATGTTGGCAAAATAAAAGCAGATGACATACCTGACGGAAATATCATTTCCACGATTGGCTCAAAGGCCGATATGTCATCTACTAAGTTTAGTATATCCAGAACGAGTGAAAATGTCAACAACAAAAAATCCCTCTCTACCGAGGGCGAGACGGCGGCACAGGATGGCTGGCGGGTTTCCGGTGCGGATGTGACTTTGGATGAGCAGGCTGCTGTTGCAGAGTCTGGCGAGCTTTCCAGCGACAGCCAGGTGGCGGAACAGAACGGCCTACCGGAGGATTCTGAACCGGTGGCGGAGAATGAGCAAGAGAAGCCGGACGAGCTGTACGGCCCGTGGCGGATGGCGGATCCACTTGATCAAAAGGTGGAGAAACTATACCGCATGATGCTGCGTGAAGAGATATCCGAAGAGGACTATGTTGCGCAGTTGGTGAAAGCGGACAGGCTGTATCAGAAGAGAGGCGAACAGGTGGAGGCGGCGCTTGAACGGGTACGGGATGCCTACAGCAGGAACTCAGCCAGCAGCGCCGACAGTGACCAAATGACGGTGCCTCCGGAAACGGAAACCAAAATGACAAGGCTGACCCGAAAGGTTTTGCACACAAGCATTATGGAGAAACTACGGGGCGCACTTGAAAATGCTGGGTTTGACTTGAACGAGCTTCTGAGCAAGGCAAAGCGCCTGTCTACCTTTGCGACGGTTGACAATACACCGCAGCGCGTCATTGAAAAGACATTTGGCTATAAGGCTGGACAGATCATCAATGATTTGACGGTGAACAAGGTGGCGCTGAATGAATCCGAGGGTATCCAGTGGCTGAACGGTCGGGTTGAAGCGATCAAGAATCTTTCTAAAAAGTACGGTATCAAGCCGGGTTCCAAGGAGAGCCGTGCGGCGCAGATATACGGGGAAGGATTCTGGGTGAATGAAGCCGGGGAATATATCACTTACGGAGATATGGAACTGGCTGCTGACTTCCCGGATGTCAAAAAGCAGGAGCGCATCAAGAAGCTGGCTAAGGATCCGGAAGTGCGGAAGATGTACGATGAAACATTGGAGGCAATCAACGAGACGCGGGTACGGAACGGGTATCCTCCCATTCCAAAGCGGGCCGATTATTTCCTCCATTTCCGCGCAATGGATGATACATTCTCCAGACTTGGGGTGCCATTCAACCCCAACGACATCAAAGCCAAGGACCTGCCCACGGACTTGAACGGCATGACTGCCGACCTGAAGCCGGGCAAGCCGTTCTTTGCCAGCGAAATGCATCGAAAGGGTGATAGGACCACCTATGACCTGCTGGGCGGTTTGGAACGGTATATGAACAGCGCAAAGAATCAGATATACCACATTGACGATATCCAGACCTTCCGGGCGTTCCGGAATTACATAGCGGATATGTACGGACAGACCAATGGTCTCTCGGATCTTGACAGCCTGTCTCCGGAGGAACAGGAAATCAGAATCAAGGAAGTGTTTGATGGCCATCTTTCCACATTTGCAAAGTTCCTGAACGAGGAAGCTAATGTACTGGCAGGTAAGACGGCGCTGATCGATCGTGGCATTGAGGGTGTACTTGGCAGACGGGCGATTCAATTTTTGCATACTCTTAACTCCCAAGTGGGTAAGAACATGGTTGGATGGAATGTTTCCTCCGCCGGCACCAATGTGCTGCCGATCGTACAGGCAATGGCCAAGCTGCCAAAGGCAGATATGCTGAAAGCATTTGCACAGACGATATCCAACAAGTTCCAAAATGATGGCTTTGTGGAGAGCAATCCGGCTCTGATCCGCAGGCGCGGAGCTGACCAATTCGCAAAAACGTTCTGGCAGAAGATCTCTGACCCGGGGTATGCGCTGATGAGCGCGGTGGACAACCTGTCTTCTGAGGTGATCGTCCGGGCAAAGTATAACGAGCTGGTACGCAAGCAGGGCATGGACAACCAGCAGGCACATATCCGGGCAGGTGAATGGGCATCCAGGCTGATGGGAGACCGTTCCCTGGGCCAGATGCCGCAGCTGTACAATTCCAAAACACTGGGACTGATAACAAAGTTCCAGTTGGAGGTGCGGAATCAGCTGGATGTTATGGGATACGATACCATCCAGGAAGCCAATGCAGAGGGGACGAGCACAGCGCAAAAGGCGGCAAAAATCACCTCTACCATGGTACAACTGGCGCTCTTTCAGCATTTGTTCGGACAGGCGTATGAAGCGATCGCAGGGTACAATCCCGCCTTTGACATTGTCGAGAATCTAATCAAGCTGTTTGGATTTGACGATGACGAGGAGAGCGAGGACACCTTCGGGGATAATCTGGAGCAGGCGCTTCTAGGATTGTTTGAGGATCTGCCGTACGCCAGCACCATTTTAAATGGTGGCCGTATTCCCATTGGATCAGCACTGCCAATCGAGGAACTCGTTACCGGAAAGGATTCCTACGGAAACGAAAAGGACCGACTGGAAACAATCGGGGAGGCACTGCCGTATTACATTCTGCCGGGTGGATACGGACAGATCAAGAAGACGGCAGCCGGACTGCAAATGTTTGATGAGAACTTGCCTGTGGCGGGTTCGTACACCGACAGCGGAAATCTGCGTTTCCCTGTGGAGGCAACGGCAGGAAATGTGGCACAGGCAGCGGTGTTCGGACAGTACGCCAGCCAGAATGCCAGAGAGTATTTCGACAAAGGCTATGCTCCTCTGAAGAAAAAGCAAATCCAAGAGTTCAAGGATGTGAGCATTCCCATCAAGGACTATTGGAAATACAGAGAGGGTCTGCGTGAGCAGGAAACCATCGAGGACAAGTTCGACTACATCGCCGGCTTAGACTTGCCTGTGGCGAAGAAGAATATCCTCATCAACAACATTGTGGACAGAGAAGAATCTGTAGACATGGAAGGATATGAGGACTTCTCCGGCTACGAAGAATTTGACTTTGCAACGAAGAATCCTGAGAGGTATACATTTGCAAAAGCTGTGGGTGGCTATGATTCCTACAAGACATATTCTGATGACTTGCGCAACATCCACGCAGATAAGGATAAGTATGGGAAAACGATCAGCGACAGCAGAAAGCAAAAGGTGCTTGATTATATCAACAATCTTGATGCGGACTATTACACGAAGATTATCCTGTTCAAGTCTGAGTATCCGTCAGACGATACCTACAACATGGAAATCATTGATTATCTTAACGGAAGAGATGACATCTCTTACAACGAGATGGCGTCCATCCTGCGAGAGTTGGGATTCACCGTTGACACACGGGGCTATATTTATTGGGATTAAGGGAATTGGGGGAGCTTCGGCTTCCCCTTTCCTATAGAAGTGAGGTGGTCAAATGAAACAGGATAGAACTGCACCAAGAAATGCCAGTGATATTGAGCAGAAGTATAGCTTCGGCAAGAAATTCTCCGAGATTCTTGGTCTGATCGATGATTCACGAAAAGATGTGGACTCAACGGCATCTGAACTGCGGAATGAGATTGCGGAGCAAGCGACATCCATTAGGCGAGATATGGAGTCTATTGTTGCGGATGTCACGCAAACGGTGAGGAAAGAGATGGAAGATAGTGTTTCTGAACTTACATCTAAGGTCGAGGCAAAGATGACATCAGAAGAAGTGACCATTGCAATCCAGACCGAATTGGCAAATAGTGTAGACCGTGTGCATACCCGAACAGGCTTTACCTTCGATGACGAAGGCTTGACTGTTGAAAGAAGCGGTACGGAAATGAAAACACAAATCACCGAGGATGGCATGCAAGTGTTCCATAGTGGATCTCCAGTTCTGACTGCGAACAGCAAAGGTGTTAACGCAAAAGACCTTCACGCATCCAGTTATTTGATCGTGGGCGAAGGGAAAGGCAGGAGTCGTTTTGAGGACTATGGCGCAAGGACAGGATGTTTTTGGTGTGGAGGGTGATTAGATGGCATTACAGACAAGAACAATCAGCGCTAATGGCTCTAAAGGTCACCACAATTTCACCCTGAAGGTCATCGAGAGCAGCACAAGCACATCCGGAAACTTCTCCTCTGTATCTTGGAGTTTCGTGCTTTCCCCTGTGGTAAGGGGATGGGACTGGCTGTATCAGAACACGGTGCCCGTCACCTACACAATTACGATCAACGGAGTAAATTACACAGGGAACATCATGTCCTATGACGGAGAATCTACTGTAACTGTGAGAAGTGGTACAAGCACCGTCGCACACAATGCCGATGGTAGCAAAACCATGAACTTCAGTTTCAGTGTGTCAAGCATCGATTCCCGTGTTTGCCCAGGGGCTGCAAGCGCAAGCGGATCTATGGCATTAACACCCATTCCGAGATTTGCGACAATTACAAGCGCACCCGATATCAGCAGCAATGACAATTCCGTGACCATTGCATTGAGCAATCCTGCCGGCGATGCGGTTAGCGAACTGAAGGTACGCATTGAAGGCGCAGGTGTGGCTTTAGTTCCGTATCAGAGCATACCGAAAACAAGCACAAGCTATACATTCACCTTTACGGAAGCAGAGAAGGCAGCCTTGCTGAACGCAACGCAAGGCAGTAACTCCTTGCGAATAAAGTATGTCCTTTTCTCCAGTATCGATGGCAACTATGACACATACGAAGCTGAGCGAGATTTTTACATCTCCGATCCCAATGTCACCGTCACAGGCACCGTCGAAGATGTAAATTCGACAACCACGAGGCTGACCGGTAGCAAACAAGCGATAATCAAGTATTTTAGCAATGTGAAAGCATCGATGACTGTGCAAGCACAACCTGGTGCGACATTGGATGCCGACAGCTATGTCATCACAAACGGCAACAAGGTCGGTTACGGCGCAGAGCATACCTTCAGCAATGTAGAGGAGAATACATTCAACTTCTCTGCGACTGACAGCCGAGGCAACCCAGGGAGAGATACCAAGTCATTCAACGAAATGGTCAACTATATAAAGCTGACCTGCAACTTGGGCAATGACAAGCCGGACGGAAACGGAAATATGACCTTGGTTTGTAGTGGTAACTATTTCAACGATTCCTTTGGTGCGGTGGACAACACCCTTACAGTCAAATATCGGTATAAGTATTCTACTGGAGGTTGGATTGGTGGAGACGGAAGCGGTTGGCACAGCGACATGACCATCACCAAAAGTGGCAACTTCTATTATGCCAGCGCAGCTTTGTCTGGCTTTGACTACCGGCTGTCCTATGTATTTGAGTGCCAGGCTGAAGACCAGCTCATGACCGTAAGTTCGGGCGAATCTAGTCCAATCAAAAGTAGCCCCATTTTCCATTGGGGGGAAAATGATTTCAAGTTTGAAGTACCTGTTGCTGTGAACGGAGACCTGGACATTTCCGGTGTCCTTCGGATGGGCGACAAAGAAATTCCAATTATTCAGCACGGAGAATGGACGCCGTATCTTAATTACTCTGCAGTGTCCTCTTACGGAGAACGATACGGATGGTATAGCAAAGTCGGGGATAAGGTGATTGTGGGATTCTACATCGAGGCTACTTGCGGCTCGGGATATGACAGCCAAACCATATCAATAAGCGGACTGCCGTTCACGCCGATGTTTTGTGCTGCCGGTGGCGGTATGTGTTCAGGTGCTTATGTCGGTGGCGGCTATACATTCCAGTGCTTTGTGGCGGAACCAAGTGAATGTATTACCACAAGAGTGCAAGCTTGCAACAACACATCTGCAGGAAACTTGAGTGCATCAAATGGCGTATTTTATCCCGTTGGAGGTGGTGTTATCGTTTTGGCTGGAACGATAAGCTATATATCTTATTTATAAAACTTTACAGGAGGAATAACAATGAAAAAAACAGCAAAAGGATTAGTTGAATACGCAAAGGCCCAGCTGGGCCGGCCGTACTGGTACGGCTCGTTCGGACAGGCGGGAAGCAAGGAATTCCACGACCAGAAGAAAAACCAGTATCCCAAGCAGTATACCTGGGACTATGACGGCACCACAGCAAAGGTGCATGACTGCGTTGGCCTGATCAAGGGATACCTGTGGTGTGACGGCCCGGAGGACACCACACCGGTCTACAATGCCGCGCAGGATCTGTCTGCCAACGGTATGCGCAATGTCTGTAAGACCAAAGGCGAGATGGCCACCATGCCGGACATTCCCGGCGTACTGGTGTTCTTTAACAACCATGTTGGCGTGTACATCGGTGGCGGTGAGGTCATTGAGGCCAGAGGCCATGCCTATGGTGTGATCAAGACAAAACTGGCAGACCGTCCGTGGACAAGCTGGGGCTACTGCCCGTACATCACCTATGAAGAACCCAAGAAGGAAGAGCTGACACAGGACAAGCCTGCCGGCACGATCACGATGAATCTGCCTGTGCTGAAGAGAAGCATGAAGAGCGACACCGTCAAGGCAATGCAGATCCTGCTTCTGGGCTATGGCTATAAGATGACCTCCGGTGATACGGAGTATGGTGCAGACGCTTCCTTTGGCGGTGCAACCGAGCGTGCGTTGAAGGCGTTCCAAGCCGCTAATGGTCTGGAGGCAGACGGTTCCTGTGGGCCGCTGACCTGGGCGAAGCTGCTGGGTTTGTAAGGAGGATGCTCTATGGATCTGGAACATGAGCGCCGATTGACCCAAGTGGAGCAGAGATCTAAGTCCAACACACACCGTCTGGAGAAGCTGGAGGAATCCACCGAGGCCATCAACCGCCTTGCCACATCCATGGAGGTCATGGTAAGCAAGCAGGAGCAGGTGGCAGAAACAGTGGAAAAACTGGATGGAAAGGTCACCGCACTGGAGACCAAGCCCGGCAAGCGGGTGGATAGTCTGGTGGACAAGATCATCTGGGCGGTATGTGCCGCCGTACTCACATATATTCTGGCCCAAATCGGGCTGTAACAACAAGGAGGACAATATGAAGAAACTGTTTATTTCCCAGCCCATGCGGGGCAAGACCAACGAAGAGATTCTGGCGGTAAGAGAGAAAGCCATTGAATCTGCCGAAAAGCACCTTGGAGAAAAGTGTGAGGTTATTGACAGCTTCTTTGGCACATCTGATATGAGCCATGCACTTGAATACCTTGGCGAAAGCATCAAACTTCTGGCTACCGCTGATGTTGCGTATTTTGCACCCGGTTGGGAAGAGGCTCGGGGATGCAGAATTGAAAACACCTGTGCCATTGAGTATGGCATCACCGTGATCGAAGATTACACAAATTAAGGAGAGCGTACCATGAATGAAAAAGATTTTGTAAAACTCTGCAAGAAAACTGTGGCGGAATATGCCAATGAGCACATCGATAAGAGCGATGACAAGCAGATCTCCGAGGATGATGTATTCATCGTCTGGATGTGCAAGACTCTTCAGAACAGCAAGGCGCTGGTGAGCACTACGCTCTTTGATGGTATGTACTACGAATTGACATACAACGGCAATAAGCAGGAACTGTATGTCGATGTATACAAGAAGTGGGAAAACTTTGCTGTCCCAGTGGGCGGCACAAACTAA